ATTGCCCGCCACCCACATTATAACGCCAAATGTTGCCCCTGGTTTTATCTCCCCTAGATGGATTAGCCGAACCGATACCCACCACACCGTCAGCACGCCTGTGTGTCCCCTTTATTTTCCGTCTGTCAACCCATCGCTTTGTTTCCATAATTGGGTTAAATGTTTTAGGCAAACCCTTTGATAGCACGAACATATACTCAAACTCTGGTTCGTATCTGCGTTGGTTCTGCGGAATCATTGGTTTCTCAAATATCATAGTGTCATAAAGATTGTACCCGAGTTCTATAAATCTCAATGCTTGCCTAAAACTTGTGCCTGTCTCTGACCCGTTTATCGTTGCATCCCCAACAACCCAAATAACCACGCCCCCTTCTATTGTCATCTCGTATAGCATTTTGGAAACACTGTCAAAGCAAAAAGAATAACCCCCATAATCTCGCAAATTATCATATGGCGGGGAAGTCAACACCAAATCCACTTTAGGTAACTCAGGCAGTACCTCACGACAATCACCATGATAGATAGTTACCCACTCATCTTCGTAGTATGGTTTCATAATTTACACCTCGTTACCTGTTGCGTCTTTCTCCTGCAGCCCCTCCAATTTTATCTTCTCCTTAAATCTCTGATGTTGTGGGTAATTAAGCCACTCCTGCCAAGACATAGCTTTATATAGGTGGGTCTGGTTCACCCACTCCAGATTCTGACTTACACTAGGACTCCCTGCACTGGGGGTTCGTAACCCGCATCATATCTTTTGTTGTCGCCCTTGGGATAGGGTAATGACTTTAACAAGCAATCATCTTTCATCTTACGGGTTTCTCGTTTGGACCCTATGAAATACAAGTATCTATGCTTAGGAAGGGCATCAGTTTCAGTGATGCCATACTTGGCGAAATATGCTTTCCTTGTAATGTGTTCACGGGTGCAGCCGTCTGTTATTGTTATATTATGGACAGGGATGCCGTTAGCATCAACAATGGATGTGGCACCTCCTCCTTCCCCTGTGTATATCCAATTCGCAGCTTGGTATATATAGCCACGATGCCCTGCGTTGCTATCGGCAAATGACACCAAGCACATCGGCTTCGGCAAGATGACTAAACTCTTAGAAACGAAGAAGCTGAGAATGTTCTTGCATAAGCCTTCATTCACAACGAGTCGGGTCAACTCTCTGACAATGTGTTTGTGGTGTTCTCCAAAAATAGTTACAGGAACGGGGGGTGCAGTAGGACCTAACACACAGACGCCTTGCAATACCATAGATTGGTCATACAAGCCAATGGCATGCTCTATTGCCATTGGCAATCTATGGGCATAGTGCTTCTTGAGCAACCATTCATGTGTTTGAGAAGATGGTATTCTTCTCACTGTAAATTGGAGCGGTGAGGTCGGGATTGAACCGCCATCTGCCAACAGGAATGTTGACTGTTTTTCCATTAAACTACCACCGCCTGTATCTGGGACACCACCAATTTTATCTTCTCCTTAAACGATGCCTTGATTTTGTCCTTATCAACTTCCCCACCAGCCCTAGCCTTTATTTCCAATTTCTCTACCCCATCACTACCCAGGCGTTTCTCAAAGAACTGCGTATGTATTGAGGGGAAGTCGTGCATAAACTTGTGGCAACCGAAACACAGGTAGGCGACATTGTCTTCATCGTATCTGGTTCTAATATATGTTCTGCCTATGAAGTGGCTGATGTGCATCCCTTGTGTTTTCCCTACCTTGCCGCACCACTCGCACTCCCCATTAGCCTTTAGCTTGATATACTCTGTAAGCAGCATATCAATAGGGGTACGCTTGACACCCTTTCTCTTTTTTTTATTCATTAGCCAAATCCTTAAACCAAAATCTAGGTATCTAAAGTACTATCCGAGTATCATTCTACCACCTTCTACCCCTAATCTCCCAGATTTTGATTTCACAACGCCTCAAGTGCGTTCCCTCTTTTATCCAAGGTGGTTATATTAGCATTACATCAACATACCCCTTGCCATTACAGGATTGGCAAGGACCAGCAGGGGTAAACCCCTTCGTCTTGCACTTCTTGCACCTTTCTATCTCTCGTATCTCAGTCAGGTTAGCACCACTATCAACAATCTTGAACGCCCATATCCTGCCCTCAATGGGTCTCTTGGGGTCTTTCACCTTGCCGACAGTCAGTCGGCTTTCGCCCTTGCCATAAGGGTCTATGCTGAAGTAAACATCAGCCATATCACGAGTGAACCCTCTGCCCCTGCCAAGGTCTGCCCCTTCTTCTTTCTGTATGACGGCAACAGCTACCCCATTACCAGCAGCAGTCTTAATGTCCTCAAATATCTTGCCTATCCTATAGAAGTTATCGGTCAGGTTAATCCAATCTATGATGGTCAGGTTGCCACCCTCAACATAATCCTCGTAATTCTTTCTTATAGGGAGCAGCAGAAACTTATCCCTGCCATCAGGGGTTCCCCAATCTACCCAGTTCATTTTCATCATTCGCCTCTTGAACTTGGGCGAGGGCATATTAGCGAGCGTGGTGTATTCGTTGCCCATCAAGATACAGGGGTTCGTATCAACATTCTCACCCAGTAGATTGAGGGCAAGTGTACTCTTGCCATAATTGGATACCCCAGCAATTACAATCAGGTCATTAGCACTAATGTTTATCGTATCCTCAAAGCCAAAAGTACTGTAATCACTATGGGATTTGAACCACTTGAAATCGTAATACTTGCTCTCGTCTGCATCTCGCCATTGTATAGGCTTGACTGGCTTAATCTTCCTGTACAAGCCACGCCCTAACCGTCTTAGTTTCTTCTCATCACATAGACGGCTGATGACCTTGTAGAAATTGCCGCTCTCAGGGTCTATCTGGTGCTTGGTTCGCAGCTTGTCAAGGTAAAACTCATCCTCTTCGTTCTCCAACCACCATTCTACTTGGGTCTTAGTTAATTGCTGTACCATTGTTTACCCTCTTTTCTTGTCAGTATTGTCAGTTAGGTCAGCTTTGTCAGTTAAGTCAATTCTGTCAGGAGATGTCAGTAACTCAATCGTAAAATGTCAGTTTTGTCAGGAACTATTTATAGCTACTACTCATATCTATACCGCTGTTTTTTACTCTTCTCAATATGAGTATCTAGCTTTGAAATCAGGTATGAGACCTGTATTTTAAGCCGTTCTATATCTTTGTCAGTATCCCCTCCCCTCCCCTTAATAATACTATTACTAATACTATTACTAATACTATTATTAGAATAAAGATATACTTCTAGTTCCTCTTGTGCAGGGCGAGGGTCAATGGGTGGAAGGTAATTTGTATAACAGTTGGCAAACTTCCCCTTTGAACCGATAATGCAGAATGGCTCTGTATAATCATTCATCGCTTTCTATCCTTGACCCACAACGATAACAGAATTTCATATTTGCTTTCACATCGCCTATCAGTTTACCTCTGCAATTCGTACACTCGTAAAATGTTTTCTTCTGGGGATAAGGGCTATAGAGTTCTAGTGTCTGCAGGCTACAGCTTACGGCTCTGTTAGCGAGTAGCCCAGCAAGAATACCTCTACACGTTGCTGGAGCATTCTCCAGAACGCAATCGTCTAGGAAATCAAAGGGGCATCCATCAGTACATTTATAGATACCCCTTGCGTCTTCCTCTGAAATGTCTTTTGTTTGGGCGTAGTACTCGTCTGCATATTTGCAGCCTAGCTTGGTAGGGATACGCCTTGTCTCTCTTGGCTCACTCTTCATTATGCCTACTCACTAAATATCTAATAGTAGTTTGGTATACTGTTCGGTGTAGGTGGTGATTTCCTTTCGGTCAATCACACCACCGCAGACTAAATCTATGCACCCTTTGAAGGCGACAGCTTTGGCGATGCTAATGCGTGTTGCATCTTTGGGGATTACCGATACCACCTCAGCACCAATCTTCTTAGCTTCCGTAACAAGTGGTGGCTCTTCAACAGGTGCTGGTTCAGGGGCTTCTTCTTCTGGCTCTTGGCCATCGGGCATATTGCACCATTTCCCTGTATCACCAATCGGGTGAGCGAAACCCCTCATTCTCCCTCTTTTGAAAAATGGGGTCTGGTGTTCACTACAATAATATTCAGCCATTCTCCTCTCCTTTTTGTTAGATTTTGGTTACTAGTTGTTGGTTTTTTGTAACAGCTTATCAATAGCTTCTTTGCTCACCACAAAACGCTTCTCGCCTAGACGGATACAGCCTGGGAGTTCGCCCTTTCTGGCTAGTGCATACCCAAGATTTCGGCTGATACCTAGTATGCTACTCGTCTCCTCAACAGAGAGTGTTTGCCGGTGTTCCATTCGGTCTGACATCGTGTTACCTCCTTCTTTGTAATACTATCAGGTAGTAGGTATATCTGCAATACCCCATATTCCTACTGAGAGCAACTG